TATGATCCATGGCTTCTTTAACTAAACCATTTTCTTGTGCAACCAACATACCAGCGGTTGCACCAGTTGGCAATGGGACAGCTGTTCGAGAACCTAAATTAAATCCGCCTTTTAAAACTTCAGTAACCCAACTTTGACTTAAACCTGTAACATAAGGTGTAGGTTGACCAACTAAATATACACTTTCTTCATAATCAGCACTATTTATATAATGAGCAATATTAATAACACATTGATCATACATAGGTGCTTTATCAACATCAGCTGTATTATTTTCAGAACCAATAAATTCAAACAAAATTGAATTAAATGGTTTTCCTGTATTATCGGTTGGTACGATTAATTCGCTGCCGTCAAATTTATTATTGCTATCAAGTCGCCATAATCTAACTGTATAAACTCCATCTATCATACGTAATTCGCGGTATTGGTCAATTGTAGTGTAACTAAATCCATCGTCATTAATAATATGTTGTTCTTTCAATACAACTAAACTTAAAATTCGTTTATTATTATTATCAGTTTCATAACGCCAATTGATAATATCCCATGGCAAATAGGCGCGAATAGTAGGACGTACCGAGCCGCTGGCCAGCTGCTGAGCCGTAATGGTGCCGTCAGTGGCGCTGTAATCAGTCAGTAGACCAGCACGGCCGTAGGGTAGGACGGTGCCCACAGATACACGTGCTAGCTGCTGTAGGCTGATATTAGCTCCATCAACATCTTTGACAACAGCTAGTAATCCGTCCGGAATTTCTATCATTGGTTCTTTAGTAAATACTTGCCCCATTAACCCGGCAAATGTTTGGCCAACAGCATTATAAAACACCGCCCTTTGAACATAATCTTTATAACGTTGTTCATTTTCAGGGCTAAAATCAGTAGCGTTAGGTTTTGGTAAATACGTAATAGTTTTAGATTTAATTGTTTGATCGCCTTCTAAACAATCGCGAATTAAATTCCATTTTGAAATTTGTTTAATAACTTCGTCCCTAACGTGGTTTGGTCGCGCAACCGTTGTACGTCTATTCATCTGGCAAATCCTATTTTAATTTTTGTCGCATTTCTATTATTAGATGCTAATACGCGATAACGCACCATATCCCAATTATGGTCCTCGGCAGTAGTATCAACGTCATCTAATTTATCTGGATCGGACGGAAGTACTGGAATTGTTGATATCGATGATCTACAATTTTTAGTAAAATAAATTCCCGGACCTTCTCTATTTAAACTAGATTGTAATCTATCTCTAAATAATTGAACCCCAATTTTGCGTGAACCTGCTGATTTATCGGACCTTTCCCAATTAACGTTTTGATCAGACATTTTTTGCTCAATAGTTTCAACGTCAATTTCTCTAACGTCACGAATTTGATTATCAGCGGGTCCGGCAGAAGGAAAGCGATTAATAATTCCTTCCGCAATCATTTGTCTTTCACGGTCTCTAATTCCAGTTGCAATGTCTTTAGCGGACATTTTTAAACCTTTATTAGTTCCAATTTCTTTAGTGCCATACCATTCGGCGAATTGAATTAATGTGCCGGGTGGTGGATTAAATTCTGTTCCGTCCGGTAATATTGCACATTCGCCGTTGGATTCGGCCCACCAACCGACGCTAAAAGGATGACTAGAGCCCCAATCAAAAGACCTGTTAATAAACCAAGTAGTAGGGATTTTAAATAAGGGTAAATCCGCGTGAATTGAATTATTCCATAAATCATCAAACATTCCGCCCGCAACAACATTCCAATCACCTTTTAACCAAGCTTTACGTAAATTAACATCTTTAGTGTTATATAATCCTGCAACATAAACAGGATCTAAATAAGGATTTTCGAAAAATGCTCCAAATATAGCAACTTGAGTTGTTGTAACACTTTCATGCTTACCAGTTTTAGGATTTAAAATATCTGTAGCAGTTTTAATAATTGTTCCATACGGAGCAGGGTCAATAAATCGACGTTTAACCCAAATATGTCCGGCGCCATACGGATTAGTTGTGGAAAATACACGTAATGGTATTTTCCTTAACGGTTTACCGTCTGCTGTATCATACTCATAACCCGGTTCAAGTCCGTAATCATTAACACTTGGGCCACCATTCCAACTTCTAATTTTTCTAATTGGTGTATCTTTTTCAGGGGTAAATGATGATCGATTTGTACTCATCATTTGATCGTATAAATCTGAAGTAGGATATTTAGTTAATTCATTCCATCCAATAAAAGAAAATTCTTGACCGTGATAATTAAAATAATCGTCATTACTTTTAGCTACGCGGAATAATAATTCTTCCCCGGTCGGCCATGTCCAACTTAAATCACCTTTTGATGCTTTGAATTTAGCACCATCGTCAAATGCATAAAACCATCGTTTAGATTTAGCAATTAAATCATCTAAGTTTTTATATTCTCTATCGAATATAACACCACGCAAGAATTTACCGTAACCTTGACCAACATCTTTTCTAAAACACATTAATTGTGTGTCGGTTTTACCAGGGCCACGTGAGCCACAATAAAGTGTATGGTGCGTCCGCGTATCAACTGCCAATTCTTGCGAGCTATTGGGAATTGGCTTCCAAATAATTTTATTATTTGTTGATAATAGTTGCATCTTCTATTGGTCTATCTACATCTGTATTTAATAATCTATGTTGTTGAATTAATAATTTATCTTCCCAAGTATCATTAGAACCGTGATCTTTAATTAACATAACACTATTTTGTGTACCGACGGTTTTATTATTGTTTTGAATGTTAATTGTATTATTAGAAGTATGCCCATTAATATCGCAATATAATTTAAATGCTTTTATTTTAGCTTCATCGTCATTGGAGCGCATGCCCACAGAATAAACCTCAAATGCAATTTGATTCTTTGTAGGCATTATCTTTGCTACATCTTCATTATCCCAAATTAAACGATCCATTTCCATAATAACAATAGGATCATCAGGCCAATCGTGAGCAACGATTAAACGATTGCCTACATTAACTTTATCAGGATAAATATAAGCAGCTGCTTTAAATGGCTCATTAGGCCGTCGGATTAAATGCCGTGCAAATTCACGCTTTTTAGCGTCTAATTCATCAGCTGGCACTAAATCAAACACGATTAAACCCTTTCACGTTGCCTAAGTAATTCGTCTAATCTCAAATTCAGTTTATCGAATTGCTTTTCTAATTGCTTTTCTGTTTTTTCACTATAATTTAAAAATTCAACACGTTGTAAATAAGTTTCGCGAATTTTAGCAATTTCATCCCTAACTCGCTCCTTATCGTCCGACATTTGGCGCATCATAGTCCGGTCTCGTTGGATCAAGGCCCCTATCAGGCTCAACATAGTAAACCCAAAACCTATAACCGTTGTCAACTCATTTAACATCATTATTGCCTCTCAAAAGCATTAATTTATTAGATCGATTAATTTGTTTAACGCAAGAATTTAAAGCAGTTGTCTTATCAAGTTCTGATTTACGTAAAGATAACGTTAAATCTTCACTTGTAACCGGCGCCGACGGAATTTTAATTGGTCCTTTTCTATTCTCAATTTTGACACTTGAAGGGACGATAATTATAGTACCGTCATTTGAGAGTTTCGAGTTTCCGCAACCATTCAATAGTGACATAACAATTAGTAACATCAGGAACTTTAATTGTTTCATTTTCTCGCATCCTATAAAAATTGTTTAAATCAATTTGCATTACGTCATCAATTGCCTGTTGAGCAGCTGCGTTTATTGTAATAATGTTTTCTAATTTTACTTTTGTTTCACCTGCTAATTTTCCGTTTTTATACAGATTATTAACGGAAAAAAGGGCTAGCAATGCTAGCCCTAAAGTCAGAACAAAAGTTATCCAAATTTTATACATTTGGTTTATCCGTTTATTACATTCCGCTATTTGTAGCTGTCGGCGTTGGTTTAATTCCATGTGGAATTGGTGGAATATTCAATGGATAATTTTCTACAGGTTTAATATCAAACGTTTCCCCTGCATAAGGTTCGCGGTTACGACCAACAAATTCATTACGTCGCTGTT